TAACTCTGGAACTTTAACTTTGGCTTTCTTGGCTCCCTTTGCACCGTAATGGAACATGGCAAGTTCGCCTATGAACTGAGCTACTGCCTCAACTGTTTTACTATTCCACGATTCACCAACCATCTCAGCTGCTTCCTTAATCGGAGTAGCAAGAAACTCAAAACCCTTACCAATGAGTTCAGTAGTCTTTTCTCCGACTTTTGTTTCTGGTTGCCACACTGTTTTGCCTAATTCTTCTTGAAAGCCCTCAGCTTGTTCAGTTGTATCTTTGCCAGTCAATTCTCCAGCACCAGTTATCCCTATCTTCCCAAGGTTTCCAATTACCCATGCAGGGCCAGCAGTAGCAAACATTAGACCAACCTCACCCAAGGTTTTTGGAGCTTCAAATATTTGCTTACCTATATCTTTTGCAACCTCTAACTTACTGGGCGCAAAACTGCGAGTAGCTCCCATAAGTGGCTTTTTGCCGTCATCCTCTGCCAATTCCATATAGGGATTTTTGGCTATATCCATGTATGGGTTTTGCATTGGATTAATGTCCATATAGGGATTTTTGGTAGCACCTATACTCATATAGGGGTTTTCTGGCATTTAAAATACCTCACCAGTTCTTTTCTTATAAGCATCTTTTATAGCTTTTATTTTTGCCTTGTCATCACCAGCAGAATTTATAGCTTCCTGCGCCATTGCTCTTTCGCTAGACATTGGAACTTCTTGTGACGGAGTAGTTTTTTGTACTTGTTTTGGAGCAACCACACCAGCTTGAGCAGTGGGAGCCTGACTACCAATCTTTTGGAATCCAGCAATAGTATATTGTCTTGGCTCGTTCTTTTCAGATGTAAAAAACTCAGGCTTACGACCTTCTCTTGAAACTGGCTCATACCCCATTTGTTTGGCAATACTTTCAATCTTCTTATATTCTTCTGGGGTATATGTCTTCTTAAAAGCAAATCCATCTTCAGTATGCTCGGCTAAACCTTGACTGTAAAGCTGTGAATTAAGTTTATTTAATCCTTGCTGTTTAGTATACTTACGTTCTGCCAAACTTGGTTGCTTTGTATCTTTTTCCTTACTTGCAATCTTCTTCCCCATATCGCCAATCAATCCATCCACATATCCGGTTATATTCCCCTTTGCCTGTCCTTCGCCTAACTGCATCCTGATTTGTCTCATTTGCGTAACGTCTTTTGCATTTGGATTTGACTTATTAGCAAGAGCAGATGCTTTAGCTATGAGTTGATTGTTTATAATTTCAACTGGGTTGTCTTTTGATGTTAGCATTGAAAAGTCAACATCTAATCCAGCCTTTTTAAATCCTTCACCAGCCTTTAGCATCATAGACCTGCCAGCCTGTTGAACTCTTGGGTCGGAGTTGTTAAGTAGGTTTTTGCTTGCGGTTAGCAATGAGTTTGAGTTTTTAAACACTTGATTTTGTTTTTCGATAACCAACTGTTCGGCTTTCATCTTTGCTTTCTTGTTATAAGTACCAGCTAATTCGCCACCGTATTTGCCAGTAACATATTCTTCCTGTCCAGTCGTAAGCCCTTCACCCCAGCCTGTTTGCATTTCGATGGACTTCTCTATTCCGGCTTGCTGATTTGCGAGTTTTTCTTCTCGCTTACGTTTTATGTCTGCACCAAATTGAGGAATCCAATCTGTGCCATAAGAATGTATATTAAAGCCCATTGCTAACCTCCTGTAATGTCAAACAGGGTTGAAAATCACTAGATATTTTCGCCCATTTAGATATATTATCTCTTGCCCACATGGGCTGTAGATTTTCCAATGCCCAACACCGTTTAAAATCCATATGCTCTGGTTTGCTAAAGTTAAATACTGAAATTGGGATTATATGGTCTATATGCCACTTACCATAATTATCCCATGTCATACCATCTGTAAACAGCTTTTCGAGATGCTTTTGGAGTAAATCTAACGTATATCCAACTAAAGACTCCCAACTATTTCCATTTTTATTACTTTTTATGGCATGATATATTCTACTTCTCATTGAACAAGATATGCGATATTGTATATTTAAACTTCTTTTTTTGTCTCCTCTGCGCTGTCTTTCCTTTTCTTTTTCTGGATATTTTTTTCGATATCTATTTACAATATCACGTCTTTTTTCTGGATTATTCCGCTCCCATTCTTCACTCACCTTTATAGCATATTCTCTGTTTTTTTTATACCATCTATGTACTCTTTCTTTTGTTGGTTCTGGATTTTCTTTATATATATTACTTCTACATTCCTTACAATATCCATGTAGTCCATCACCTCGTGTTATATATTTATGAAAAGCTGAATAAGGTTTTTTGATTTTACATTTTGGGCAATATTTTAACCCTTCACTTGCCATTATAAAACCTCCTTAAAAAAGTCCACCGACCCAACTGCCTACATCGCCCCAATCTACAGCATCTGCTATTCCACCACCTATATTACCTATTGCACCCCACATATTAGCATTGTCAGCATAATCTTTTTGCATGGACGCAATATTGGAAGCAGAGCTAGCAGACTTATCAGCGGCATACATTCGTGTATAAGAATCTAGCAATGATTTCTGCCAATCGCTTTCAAGTCCAGTTTGATATTGAGCCTGTTGAGTTTTGGCAAGATAATCTTTCCAATCAAGTTCAGCTCCAGCTATCGCACCAGTTTGTTCTAGTTGCGCTCCAGCCAATGCGCCTTCCTGACCCATCTGCCACAAGTCCATCTGGCGACCCTTCTGAGCTTCCCTTAGACCTATTTCTGTATTAAGTCTTGATGACGCTATATCTCTATATCCTTGAGTAAGTGTGGTAGTTCTCGCATCGTCTATTCGCTTTAAAGTCTCAGCACCGATTGAACCCTGAAGCACACCCTTATCAACCATATCAGCAATAGCGGTTTTCATTGTATCTTCAGTTTGGGAATTGACCATTTCAGATAAATTGAGTCTTGAGTTTTCTTCTATCTGGTCGAGTAGAGATGTTTCATCTTCTGAAAGTCCACCAGTGAGGTCGCCTAAATCCCTTAACTGTGTCGCAAGTGCCACATCGTTTGAGATATCGGTAAGCTGTGTTTTTAATGCTTCAAAGTCAGGAGCTTCGGGAGCTTCATATTGTGGAGTATATGAGACAAAATCTTCGTAAGACAAATTGCCAGCAGCATACTCCATTGTACTGTCAAATCTAGCACGCCCATCTTCTGTATCAAAATAAGACTTTAATGCCTGTTTATAGTCCTCTTCATTTGCATCTTCAGTAACACCAGCAAAGGGATTAGTTCTGCCACCAACCACATCCACATAATCGTGATAAGAAATCCCTAGTTTATCAGCCATAGCATGACTGGCTAATTGATCGGCAGCCCACTGGTTCGTAAATGCGTCTCCAGCCTTTCCAGCAACGGGAGATGTAAACAAGTTTGGCCCCATAAGAGAAACAAGGCCAGTAAACGCCGCATTTACCAATCCGGTCTCAATTTTGTTTTGGTTTTTATAGTCATCTATCATTGAGAAGTTAGTTGCAAACCTAGCTGCCATTGCCTTATCTGCTTCCCACATTGCATCTTTTCGTGTAACATCCATTTCTTTTAGGTCTTCAAGAGACATGCCATCAAAGCCAAAAGATGAAGCACCTTCAGATGCCGCCCTACCAGCCCAACCACCAGAAGGCATACCACCATAATTATCACCACCATCATTACCGGAAGTATCACCGCCACTTGCCGCTGTGCCAGCGTAACCACCACTTGGCATACCGCCATCAGGATCATCAAAACACAAACCGATTGAGCCATGATATTCACGGGCAATATCTTCTAAAACAATGCCGTTACTAATAACTACCTTTGAGTGTAATTTCATATTATATTCCTTAAACAATATCAATCCTTGACTTTATATCGAAATCAACATTACCCTGATAAAACGCAAAGTTTTGAGCCACTGTATTATGTCGCCACTTAAATGCAAGAGTTTTTCCACTTAATCCAAATAGCCCGATTCTTTTTCGCTTTGAACCAGTACCTGCCCACGAACTAACGGTTTCAGACGAAAGTGCCGTATAGGTTCCATCTCGTACTTGAGCGTCATCCATAATATCAATAGCATAGTATGGTGTCATAGTAAGGGTGCTTTCTGTTGGAACGATTATATTATCAATAGATTTAAAGTGTTTCCTATATACCTGAGCAACATTGATTTTTTCTGTATTGCCAGCGAATACCTTTGTGAAATATCTATCTATTGCAGAGGCGTTATCGTTCTCTCCAATGTCTAACTGATATACATATCCAGTTTCATCACCATAATAAATATCTGTTGTTTCTCCATCTAGCACGCCCCCCAGACAACTTACCGTAAGTCCACTCATAGGATAAAATGAATATCTACCAGTTACGTCCTTGAACTTGTATGATAAGCAGAACACATAATAGGTTGTAGCCCCAGTTGGAATACTAACCCATACCTGTTGCTCTTTTTTATAATGAAAGAATTGCGTATTCTGTATATAATCTTTGTCGGCTATTGAAGCTAGATAGTCTTTAAAGTGCGGGATTACAGAAGCCGTCTCAATATCTCCAAACTCTTGAATACCGCTTAGTCTTTTAATATCAAATCCATCCAGAAAAAGAACGTCATTGCCAACCTGAGTTATCGCCCACTTTGAGGTAAATCCAACCGAATCAGCAGACTTGGTATAAAGTGGTTTAATGTATAAACTTGAACCATCGGTTGCCGGATCACCACCAACCTTATAAATTGCGTTTCGTTTTCCAACTAGAAGAATGTCAAAGAACCCGAACAGTCCAGTAATGGGATCGCCTGAGTCGCCAATGGTTTGGCTTACGCCACCTGTAGCTGTTCCTGTGTCGCTAAAGTCGGTTGCATCATTTAGCTTTGAAGCAGTAAGTAAAGCTACGTTTGTTGTATCTCCACCAATCCAAAGCCTATTTGACCATTCTGCTATACTTTTACCAACAGGCGGGGAACCAGCTAAATCTCCATTATTAGAATCATCTGTCCAATACTGAGGGTTATCTGCCCCATTTACCCCTATTGCCTTTCCCCTGAAGTTCACCCACTGAAACATTGCGCTATCGGTCAGTCCGGTTATCTTGTCAACAAATTCACCAGTTGTAGAAGAATAAACACCTACCTTTGTAGAATAAGACGCAAGTTTATTAGCGGTTGAACCGCTCCTAAACTCATGGAATGATGTAACTTTTGAAGCCAAAGAAGTCGAATTTAACTTAACGCTACCTTTACGCCCTACCGGATGTCCAAAAGAATCAGGCACAATATTCTGCGAATCCGCAAGTGCTGAGTCTGGCAACTCATACGGAGGAACACTATAATCAACACCTAAGATGCAGCTGCCGTAGATTGTGTTCATTAAAAATCACTCTTTCTCATAACGGTTTTAATTCTGTCTTGTTTAGGCATTAAGTCCATATCAGTCTGCACCAAAGACTGAATCGCCTGCTCATAAAGCAACTGTAATCTCTGGATAGATGGATCGCTAGGAGCTTTCAATTCTAACGCACCAAACATTGCCCCGCCACGCTCAAGAACGTACTCTAGGCGGCTCCAGATGGCGTCTACTGACCCTGAAAGGTCTGAGGGGTACGCTCCATAGAGTAGGCTTCCAATGTACGCAGAATCGGGCGTAGGACTGAATCTAAAGACATACCTTGCATTGGTAGCATCGTATTCCATACAGAATTGTGTTGGCTTGTTTTCTGGATAATAGAGGTAGTCAATATAATACGCTGTGGCATCAGACATCGAACCAGTAGAATCAACTGTAATCGAAGCTGTCGTATAGTTCATCGTATAGTCTGTGTCTCTAGTATAGGTCGTGGTTCCTAAAACATTTGTAACAACTTCACTGTATTGAACTAAACTTGTATTCGCTAAAGAAACAGCCGTATCATAGTCTGACGTAACGGATTCATCTGTGATTTCAGTCGCATTTATATTTCTATTAAATTCTTCCGGTGTAATCTGATCTAAAATGTTTGAATTGGTTTCATCCTTTAAAACAAGGAATCCTCCAAAATCTGTAGGAGCTTGGTAAGTTTGCTGTCCAGCGGTCATTGTGAATAGTGAGCGAGTTCTAAGACACTTAAACTGATATCTATTCATCACATCACGATACGCAGAATTAGCCCACCTTAACGCATACGCAAGCATTGTTGCATCTGCGACTAACGCACCTTCCCCCAGAGCGTACACCACATTTTCTTGGATTGATGTCGTACTCATCTTATCTCCTTATGCGAATATTCTTGCCAGCCCTTAATTTCTCAATATCGCTAACTCTGGGGTCATCGGGGTCTATATTTTGCATCAGATACTTATATTCTCTTATATCGCTTTGGAGTTTGACATCTGTCATAAACGCCATTTGCTCTCGCACTGAGGTTTCAAAGTCTGCTTCTTGGTCGCCTGCCTTCGGATAGAACCTATAAAATGATTTGTTGCTAGGCATCTTTTTTCTTATCTTTTCTTCCAGCTTCTTTGCCATTGCAAGAGCCTTGTTTGATTGAGCATCCGTTAGTTTTTTCGGAGCATGATCTTTAATTATTGCTTCCTTATTTCTTATTTCTTCTCTAAATAAAGATTCATCTTGTATCTTATTCCTACCAGAAGACTTATCATCCCTTAGCATCTTTTCAAGTGAGGCAATCTCCCTCTTTGTCTCCGCAATCAAATTCGGTGAAGCGTGTACTAAATCAAACATAACCCCCCTCCTCGTATAATATCCATAAACTAAATCATCTGGCGATTTCATAATCCGTGAATCTTCCCCAAAAACATTCACTTTTATTCCTCTCCCCATCGCCATACCGCACCAAAAATCAACCCCTGCTTTCTGGTAGGCGTATTCTGTTTCGTGTGCCATATTAACACCATACAAGTTAATTTCTTGATAACCCTCATAAATTGCCAAAGCCATCATAAAATCAATGGTATTTGAAAAATAATCTGTCTTAAATTCCTTGACTATTTCATTATACGGATAACTCTTTAAATCAACATATTCAACGTTAAGAGCCTTAGCCGTCTTACGGGACATATCAGCTTCTATCGTTTCTTGATTGCCCCACCTGTCGTTTGAGTAGTAATTCATATCAACCACCCTGTCAACAGGTCGCCTAAGTATCAACTGTGTAGCCCCCCAGGCATTTGCCTGAGGAGCTAATTCCCATCCAAAACCCTTACCAATAAGATTAAGTGGTTGCAGCATAAACGTCAGCACCAGCAGTCGGGTTTGCATAAACAACATACATTCTTGTTATTCCTGTTACTGCGGTTGCACCAGTAGTGGTCACAACACCAATGACATTTCGTGCAGCGGCAGCGTAAAGTATTCTTGCCTCGCTTGCGATATAAGCACCGGCTTTCCCGCCAGGATGTTCAATGTTGTTGATTTCACCTTCCAGAAGGTCGGTGGCTAACAAGTTTGTTGAAATGAAAAACCCATTAGCGTCATCGTCGTCCCCAACGATTATTGCCGCCGTAGTACCGGCCGTCCATAGAGCCTGCCCATCCACACCAACATCAATAATTCGTGAGCCGGCAGGAAGAGCGATTGTTCCAGTATAAACCCCGGCATCTCCAGCTTCGGTAAACACTACTTCTGCAACAACAGTCTGATATGCCGTTGAGGCAATTCCATCGCATTTATTTAATTCTGCACCTGTAGCTGTAATCGTAGTTCCAGCCTGTGCCAGATTTCCAGAACCATCAGCAATATCAACTTCCGAACCCTTCGCACCAACAGCAACGGCATTTACTCCACTTATTTTATCGTGATGTGTATATCCCATAACATCCCTCCTGTCAATAGACATTTTGTCTATCAAGGGGGGCTTTCACCCCCCTCAACAGGTTTAACTTACGTTGTGACCATAAACCATGCGAGGTTCAGCCCAGCCACAAGCATAACGCTCATAGACAGACCATTTTGCAACCATCGTATCGAAATCACGGTCATAATTAAAATCACCACTAACCCTATTGAAGTAGTACATAAACATCTTCATCAGAGAAGAGTCCATGAAGAACCAGTTGTTAGAGTCGGTGAGCCTATGCCATACAGCCAATTTATAACGTCCCATGTGGAAATTGGAGTTATTATCAGCCGTATCAACTTTACCCTTAGAATTGATTATCTCCCAAGCGATTTCCTCAAGAGCAACCGGAACCAAAAGCTGATCGAAGTTGACCTCAGCAAGTTCACCCCTATCATTGTAGATAGAAGTATAACCAAGCCGCCTAGTAGCTTCTACTGCCGTGGCAGACAGAGGAAGCGAACCAGCATTGCTCCAAGTCGTAGCATCATCAGGAGAATAAGGATGTGAAGCAGAACACATACATATCCCATCACCACCAGTAGAACCAGCAGGATGAATCGTAGTAAACGCTTCGTTAAAGATAGACGCACCTTTTTTCTCTCTGGTACGGGCTACAGATATGGCTAACCCCTTCGGACGCTGATCCATAATACCAAACAAATCATCGTCAGCCAGCTTACGCTCGATTTTCATTCCAAGAGCTTTCTCGGGGAACGTGAATACCGTATCGTAAAGCTGAGAAGGAGCGTCATAACTAATCGCCCCATCGAAGTCCTGAAGGTCGCCAAGCGCACCGATACCGCTTACACGGTAATCAGACCTAGTACCCGGGTTCACTTCGTTAAATAGTTTTGGAATCATCGAGCCATCAACACGCTCTTTTAATTCCCCTTGATATATTTTTCGGAACCTTGAATCAAGAAGGTCTCCGAAATTTTCAGATATCGCAATATTTCTAACAGTCATTTCGTTACCTCCTTTTATGTAGTAATGTTAATTCCGCAAGTCCACACATTCGTACACCCAACACCACCAGCAGCGGTCGGTGCAGACGGAATAATAAAATCATGGTAAAATCTAGCACCATCTATTTTAAGTCCATCGTGTTTATCACGGTCAAGTTTCTGGAACTCAAGACCAGGAGCTGTAACATAGTGCATGATACCAACAACAGCATCACTCACCGCACCAGCTTCAGACTTAATTCCAGTATAAGTTGCGTCAATATCAACCATCCGACAGGCCGCAGGTTCTATCAACAGCCAATCGTCGGTAGCTTCAACCGCACCATTAAGTGCCGTAGCAAGCGAAAGGGAAGCAGTAGTTGAAGTATCTTCTATGTAATGGAGATAACCAGCATTTGCTCCATTTATAAAATATACCCATCCACCGATATTCCTATCGTTGACACAAGTTACTGTAAGCGTTTTGCTCGCAGCCGTACCAGTCGCACTGGTATCATAGGTTGCCGTACCAGCAGCATCTGTTCTGCCGTACTCAGCCCTAACGATACTTGAAGGAAGTAACGGATACATTTTCTTGAGTGCCATTCCATAGCTTGCGTCATCTGGAAGATAATTACCAGACGTTCCTTGGTCTTCTGCAAGGATACCAGCAAGGTTTTCCATCGCAGTCGCAAGACCACCAAACGTATAAAATAGCCCATGATCTGCATCACTATAGTCCATTATCTTGACGAGTGAGCCTTTATACCGCTTTGTGGTAGAGTCGCCCGCAACATCGCCATTATAATAGACTTCAATGGGAACAGGTGCAGACCCGCCACATAAGTCTCTTACTATAAACATAATTTTGTCCTTTCTAAGTTTTATTTTTTGTACTACTTGTCAAGGACGGTTGCTTTTCTTGAGATTCTAGCGGCTATTGCCGGAGAAAGAAAAATACATTGTCGTCACTATTTCCAGTTTGGCGAACCACAAAACGGGCAGTTACGAGTAACGGTCGGGTCTTTGACTGAAGTGCCTCCAACGTCAACCGTTACCGTGGTGTTTCCATTTGTGCCACCAACCGCATTTCTATTAACATCACACCAGAAACCGCAATACTTGCACTTTATGTGGGTATTATCTTCGTTTCCTTGGGGTGTTCGTTTTCTCATAATCCATACAATTCCCTAATTTTAGGGCTTAACATTGATATAAATTCTTTTTCATCTTCTACTATACCATCCGCTATGTCTCGTTCACACGCAGATTTATATATTGCGGGAAGTTGGGCTTTTTTAGCTTTTGGTATTGGTCTTCCACCGCTTGTCATCTCAAGTCCACTGTGTTCATCACCATATAGCTTACCATGAAGCATATTCTTTTCAGCTACCTCTCTTGCGTGGATAACAGCAGCCTGGGGAGGCCAACCTTCTGAAACCTTTTCCTTGGCTATCTTATCCATATCTGTCTGTATATTATCGTAGATGTTATCATCCTTATACGCAACCATCAACTTATTTACTTCGTTGGTCTTTTTGGTTGTAATATCAGCTTTTGCCTGTCGCTTTACAGACTCATACCTTTCAAGTGCTTCAGTAGTCCTTCCAGCCAAAATCATTTCTGTTAGTTCTTCATCCATCTTATTTAACTGGACGGGTTGCTGTTTAGGAGCAGACATCCCCTCTATTCTATCACTCATCTCCTGCATCATTGGCAGAATCTTATCTTCAAGCTGTTTAGACGCAACACGCCCAAACCAAGAACCAGCCTGTTCTTTGGTAAGATATTCTGGGGTAGGACTGTCACCTTCACCATTCTCACCAACACCGCCATCTCTGTTTTCTCCCTCGCCTTCACCTTCTTCACACAATCCAGTTATTCCCTCTTCTTCGTATGAATCTTCCCCTAAAATCAATCTTTTATACATTTTCATTTTGTTGCCTCCTGCATAGTCCTTTCAACATCTACCAGCAGGGAGATTATGGAGTTTATCTGCACTATAAGTTGCGCGGCAGGACATCCACAATTCCTGTACTGGGGATCAGCCAATAAGGATATTATGCTTTTCTTTAATCGGTTATCTAACATTTCAAATAAAGGCTTTCCGGGGCCATTCTTCAGCCGTTTTAACGCCTCTATATGTTCCCCCTTCTTTACTTTTGCCCTAACTTGGTTTTCTTCTTTGTTAGGGTCTGGCTCTGTCTCAAACTTCTCAGCATATAAAAGTTCCCAAATTAAGTCCAAGCTACTTATCTGCTCACTCATTCATTCTCCCCCTTACTGCTGCCTCCTTTCCAGACATTTCTATTCCATGTTCATTGCTAGGCCCCTTCATCTGACCCATAATTCTTTCGGCTCGACCCTCTGCCGTTCCGGGTTCAAAAAACTCTTCATCTAAAATCTTTGCTTCTTCAGCATAACCACGGTTTTTAAGAATATTGCCGATAAACTTGTTAAGTAGTTTTGCTGTGTTAGGATTGTTTAATCCCTGTAAAATTGAAATAAGTTGAATATCTTGCTGTATTTCGGCATCCTTTTGTTCATCAAGTTTTACACTTGAAGCCGCTGGAACATATTTATATAAATCTTCCCATTCACCGGGATTAAACGGCTTGCCGAGAATCCATTGGAAGGTAAGGGGGTGCGCAAACTTCTTTGCGAAAGCAATATCCATTTGCGCTGAGGGAATCAAGGCGGTCTTTTCTACCATTCTTAAAACAAAATCTAGCTTTCCAGCAGATAACTGAGCGTTCATTACATTGGTAGTTGCAGTCTTTTCTTTACCCATCCCCTGCATAGCATTACTTACTGACGTCTGTTGTAATTCACCATCCAGAAGGGCGTGTTTCTGCCAGGCATCTCTTGTTACATAGGTGGGTTCTTTGAAGTGAACAGCAGCTCTTGGGTCTCCACCAACCATCCACTTCTGACCAGGAGCATACTGTACTGTATCCCAATCCCATAGGGCAAACTTATTGAACACAGCCGGAGCCATAAGGTTCTGCCATGTTTCATCAAATACGGCATTTATGTTATCATTGATGGCTGTCTGTAGGTCTTTTATCGGTTCTGCCATCCCCATTGAGTTCCATCTTTCTTCATCAAAGAAGATGTGCATATCAATATAATTTATTTCATCATAGGGATTTGGTTCAAATCTAACCAGATGTTCAGTGCCACCATCACCGCCAATTTTGGCAACCGTTACAACCATGTGCTTTATGGTTGGTTCATCTTCAATATCTTCCTTGTGAGTATATGGTCGCCATTCTCCTTCTTCCTTATGGCACAAGACCTTTCCAACTCTTTCGTATATTTCCACATCGGTATACATATCGGACTCAGGGGGCGTTTCCTGACCGTCCTTAGACCTGTTCTGGTCGTGATCCGTAAGCGTTCTGGCAGCCATTACAGAAGCAGTCCGGCTTAATTCGTCTAAGTTGATATAGTTTATTTTGGAAGAACGGAGCGAATCTAGATCAACAATAGAACGATGGATAACGAATCTTCCGTGCCGCATACTCTGGCCGGGCTGTAAAAGCCAGTCAACAACAATGTCTTTATTATTTACGATTTCGTTTTTAGGCCAATCTGCAATAGGAATTGTTTGTCTTTCTTTTCTTACAATATCCTTTGTTTCAGTTATGTTTCCTTCTTCATCTGCACCAATAGGAATTTGTTCTGGTACTTCCTTAACGGCTGTCTTTAATTGCTGATACCACGTTTTCTTATTGATACCAACTCCATTTAATAGCCCCCTAAGTAACCACATTACCATTATAAGAAAATAATCAGTGTGGGCTTGCCCTAGACTAGACTGCATGGTATTAAAGAACTGTAGAATATTCTCTCGGTCGGTAGCCCCATCATTATCAGGTGAAACAATACCGATTATCGGATTAGCACTAAATATTTTATTGGTAAGAAAAGGTATTGCAGTCCAGATAACCTGAAAGATTTTATTTATGACAACATTCGATTGCCAATCATAATTCTTTTCAGGTCTTTCACCTCGCATCATATCATAGATGTCATCGTAAAGATCATTCAAATCACTCTTGTACTGATCCCCACGTTCCCATTCTGTCATTACCATCTGACAAAGCGAGGCTTCCCATTCAGGAGCTAAAGTTTCGTTATCTTCCATTTCTTCTCCGAAAATCACTAAATCGGCTTCTCATTCGATTTCTAAGGTTTGACTGCCCCACGTTGTAGTTGCCCCACTTATCATCAGATTCGGTAATGGGATTAAGCGTCATGCCACCAGAAGTTCCCCATGATTTTCGGCTAACATCATTCCTGTTTCGTCTATTTCGCCTTATCATATTTCACCTCGTATAAGTTCCCTTAATAGAAAACTTGAATAATCTTCAGTATAATCGCAAGTACCAAGAAAAAACATCATTATTTTTGAATAATCTTCACACTTAACCCACTCATGCAACATATCTTTTACCGCATCATTCATTTCCGGTACGCCCTGACCAAAGATTCTCTCAAATCCATCACGATAAGCCAACGTACTCGGCGGTGTCTTAATTTCATCCAACGTATATATTCCTCCCCTAATCATTGTAGCACATATTTATTTAATTACAAGCATTATCTTCCAGTAATTGAAGTTTTTTTATAATTCTGCATTGGCGGTGGACTCATAAAAAAATGTCTTGCATGAATTAGCTGTGGAGACTTAGCAAGGCACTCAAGCACCATATTGTCATGCGAAAACTTT